TGCAAGTTGCCCCGTTCAGACGAATTACGGCAAGAGCTTTGCGCTCCAACTTACGGCTTTACCTCCAACGGAAAGATTAAGGTGGAAGGTAAGTCCGAGATGAAGCGGCGCGGGATGCGGTCGCCCGACATTGCCGATGCTCTATGCCTTACTTTCGCGGGCGGAGCCGCGATGGTAGGGGGCCGAGCATCGCGATGGGTGTCTGGCAAGTCCTTGAAACGCGCCATTGCGGGTGTGGTGTAATTCAGGTATATTCCACGCAATTCCCGACATAGGACCACTGCAATGAAAAACAAATTCTCCGACTTGCACGATGCGTTTGCTACGGCGAACTCCAACATTTCCATGACCCCGCAGGGGTCAGGCGGGTTTGATTTGCATCCAGATACTCTCGCGCCAAGAAAGGCGTCGATAAAGCCACAGTCTCCTGCCCAACACGCGGCAGTTACTAAAGCTGGCCGCACAAGTGCAGTCAAGCGCAAAGTTGCGGCAGGTCTGCCGTTGATCGGTTCCAAACCAGTTATAGGAATGTAATAATGTTTAAAGAAAAAACCAAAATGCCAAAGACCCTTCACGGCCCGATGCACAAGAAGGGTGCGCCCGATCCAGCAAACTTTGGTAAGGGCGAAGCGCAGATAAAACCAAAGGCTAGAAAAGATAATGGCGTAAAGCCAACGCAATTCATGAAGGCGTCCAAGAAGGGCATGTGAGATGATCGAAGAGCTCGTCTCCCGTGCCTTTGCTATCCGTAACGCTGCGCATCTTGCGCACTGGGCCACGAAGTCTTTTTCAGAGCATATGGCATTGGGAAGTTTCTACGACGAAGTGATTGAGAAGATCGACGGCATCGTAGAAGCATATCAAGGCTGGTTCGGATTGATTGGCGCGGTGCCGCAAGCAACGATGTCGAAAGACCACATCGCCAAGCAGATCGGCGACGAAGCGATTTGGATTTCCGAAAACCGTGCAAAGATATCGCAGGGGGTGACGATGCTCCAGAATCTCATCGACGACCTGCTCGATTTGTATTCGACGACGCATTATAAACTCGTCAACCTTAAATAAGGAACACCATGCGCAAGTACGCCCCCACAAAGTTTGAAAAGACCAAGGCCGATGTCAAGTCTGATAAGGGCATGAAAGAAGCTGGCAAGAAAGACACCGCCAAGGATAAGGCGATGATGAAAGGCAAAATGAAATGAGCTTTCAAAAGAAAGATGATGCGGGGTTTCAGTTCCCCGATATTGTTGGCGTTTTTAGCACGGTTCATCCTATAACCGCCGCTGCAACAAGTTCTACTACGGGCGCGTTTGCCACGGGTACAACTTTGGTGCGCGTATCGGTATCAAACAATAGTACACACGTGCACTTTGCCAAAGGCGCAACGCCTACCGCGACAACGTCTTCGGCTCTTATCCCATCGGGTAGGACTGAATATATGTACGTGGCCCCCGGCGAAAAACTTGCGTTTTTGCGCGGTGGTAGCGCGGATATAAACGTGACGGTGACGGAGTTGGTTTAATGCCTTTGACCAAAAAGGGTGCAAAGATTCAGTCAGCTATGAAAAAAGAATACGGTGCCAAGAAAGGCGAATCCGTATTCTACGCTTCTATCAATGCGGGAAAGGTCAAGGGTGCTGAAGGCACCAAGGCCAAAGCAACACGGAAGAAATAATGGCAAGCAATTACGCAGGCATGTCGCAGTCGTCTCAGAGTGCGCTGCTCGGCGAGGATTATACTGCGGAACCCACGCAGTTTAATAACGAGCCCGATCCGCATGAGGAAATGTCTGAATCGCAGTTTTCTGCAAGCGTAAAGTCATCGATTGATGACGCCGTAGATTACATTGACGGCTTTGTTGCACCGGGCCGCGCACAGGCAACGCAATATTATCGTGGCGACCCCCTCGGCAACGAGGAAGAAGGGCGCAGCCAGATCGTGATGACGGAAGTGCGCGACGTAGTGCAGGCGATGATCCCATCGCTGCTCCGTATCTTTACCGCTTCTGAGCAGGTTGTTGAGTATGCCCCACGCAATGAGAACAATATCGAGATTGCCGAACAAGCCACGGATTACGTCAACTTTGTGTTCTACAACGATAATCCGGGCTTTAGCATCCTGCACAGTGCGTTCAAGGATGCTTTGGTGCGCAAAACCGGTATTATTAAATGGCGTTGGTCCGAAGACACCGAGATTAGCGAAGCAGATTACACGGGGCTAGATCAGGCTGAAGTTTCAATTTTAACGCAAGACGAAAGTTGTGAACTTGTTAAGATGGAAGAGATCGTGCACCAAAAAGCGGTGCTTGGTCCAGACGGTCAGCAGATTGCTCCACCAGAAGTCAAGTTCAACATTACAATCCGCCGCAAGGTTCCGCGTAACAAGGTGGTCATCGAATCGGTGCCGCCAGAAGAATTCTTGATTGCCCGCGAAGCGCGTGATTTAGACACGGCGGCTTATGTAGGTCACCGTTCGTTGCGCACAATGTCCGAACTCATTGCAATGGGTTATGAACGCGAAGAGATTGAAAAGTACGCCGGTCAGGGCGATGTTTTTTCCATCAACTACGAAGCGCAAACCCGTAACCCTGCCATCATGTCCTTTATGATGCACGCGGATAATCCAGACCCCGCAATGCGTCGTATATTATACGTCGAGTCATACGTCCGTATAGATAAGGACGGCGACGGTATCGCCGAGTTGCGCAAAGTTTGCTCGTTGGGTAACGCCCACCATATTTTGCACGACGAGATTGCCACGGACGTGCCGTTTGCGTTCTTCTGCCCTGATCCAGAACCGCATATGATTATCGGCCAATCCATTGCCGACCAAACCAGCGATTTGCAACGGATCAAGACAAGCATCGTCCGCAATACGCTAGATTCACTTGCCCAGACCATTCACCCCCGCACCGTCGTGGTCGAGGGGCAGGTCAATATGGACGACGTGATGAACAACGAGACGGGTGCAATCATTCGTGCCCGTGCGCCCGGAATGGTACAGCCGTTGGCTGAACCTTTCGTCGGGCAGAACGCGATGCCGCTCATTGCCTACATGGATGATGTCCGTGCGCAGCGTACGGGTATCTCGGCCGCATCGCAGGGATTGAATCCAGACGTTTTGCAATCCACCACGGCTTCCGCTGTCAACGCCACCGTGCAAGGTGCGCAAGAACGTATCGAATTGGTCGCTCGGTTGTTTGCTGAGAATGGCATGAAACGGTTGTTCAAGGGATTGTTAAAACTTTTAATCCGTCACCAAGATAAACCACGCATGATTCGTTTGCGCGGAAAATGGGTGCAGATTGACCCAAAATATTGGGACGCGGATATGGATGTGCAGGTGAATGTGGCACTCGGCCACGGCACCGACAACGACAAAATGCAGTTCCTGATGATGGTTGCGCAAAAGCAAGAACAGGTCATGCAGACGCTCGGCCCATCGAACCCATTAGTAGACGTCAGCCAATATCGCAACACACTGGCCCAGATTTGTACGTTGGCGGGTTTTAAGGATGCAAGCCGCTATTTTAAGCCAGTAGATATGCAGGTCGTGCAACAGATGATGCAGCAGGCTTCGCAGAACCAGCCACCTGATCCGAACATGATGCTCGTACAAATTGAGCAACAGAAAGTTCAGGCCAAGACCCAAATCGATGCAGCCAAACTGCAATCGGATGCAGTCGACGCGGCTCGCAAGCATCAACTCGACCAGCAGAAGATGCACTTGGATGCGATGGTTCGCATGGCTGACATCGAAGCCAAGTATGGTACGCAGGTCAACATTGCTCATGTCGAAGCCTTGATTGCCAAAGACCAAGAGCTGGCAAAGGCCCAGATCGGGGCCGACGCCAATATGCACGGTCAGTTAGTGCAGGCGTTATCCACGCCAATGGGACCGCCGAATGCTTGAACATGATCTAGTAAGTCAGGCGCAAGCCTTTGCAGATTCCGAAGCGGTAGCCGAACTCCTTAACCGGCTTGAACAAAAGTTCATTGAGGATTGGAAAGCTACTGTGCCGGTGGGCACGGACACGCGGGAACATTACTACCGCATGATCCTTGCAATTAACGCCCTCCGCGCCGAATTAAGAAACGTCGCGCAGAGCACTAAAATCAACGATTGGAACCGCCGCTTGCGCGG